CATTTCGCAGGGCTGGAAGATGACCGGGGCGATAAAAACCGCCGAACGCAAGCTTGCAGAGGGCGGCATGAAGCACGGCGGCCAGCGAATGATGGCCTGGTGCGTCGGTAACGCAAAGGTCGAACCTCGTGGCAACGCGATCGTGATCACAAAGCAGGCATCGGGTACGGCAAAGATCGACCCGCTGCTCGCAACTTTCAACGCGGTGACCCTCATGTCACTGAACCCTGAGGGGATGTCTGGCATGGACGACTGGTTGAGCAATCCCGTAAGGGCGGGCCGCGCATGAAAGCCCGCGCGCAGAAGGGCGTCCTGAACCGCGTTCGCGCAGCGATCGACGGCTGGGTCCGCTCGTTCTCCCTGACTGATCCCGAACTGTACAACCGCATTGCGCCGAACGAGGCGGGCGTCGAAGTCACGCCCAAGGCCGTCATGCAGCTGGACGCAGCGTGGAGCTGCGTGCGACTCATATCCGAGACGATCGCGACGCTGCCCCTCTCGATGTTCGAGCGAACGCCGGGCGGCAAACGTGTCGCGCCGCAGCACCCGCTGCACTTCGTCATCCACGACCAGCCGAATGCTGACTCGACGGCATCGGTCTTCTGGGAAGCTATGGTTGCGGCCATGCTGCTCCGCGGCGCTGGCCGGGCGGAAAAGCTGTATGTGGGAACGCAATTGGTCGGACTCTCGTTCCTCGACCCGGACAAACTGGTCTGCAATCGCGATGCCACGGGCCGGAGGCGGTACAGCTATCCGCGGCCGAACGGTGAAAGGCGGGAAATCCCGGAATCGCGGATCTGGACGATTCCGGGCTTCACGCTGGACGGCATCAACGGCGTTTCGGTGATCGCCTACGGAGCCAAGGTCTTCGCATCGGCCATTGCGGCCGACAAGGCGGCAGCGCAGACGTTCAAGAATGGGCTGCTGCAGACCATCTATTACAAGATGGCCGGCTTCCTGAAGCCCAGCCAGCGCGCCGAATTCAAGCAGAACCTGGCCGGGACGATCGCGCGCGGTGAGGCACCCCTGCTGGAGGGTGGCACGGAAGCTCATACGCTTGGAGTCAAGCCGTCGGATGCGCAGCTACTCGAGAGCCGTGGATTCTCGGTGGAGGCGATCTGCCGGTGGTTCCGGGTGCCGCCCTGGATGGTCGGTCACACTGAGAAGTCGACCAGTTGGGGCACCGGCATCGAGCAGCAGATGATCGGCTTCCTGACCTTTACCCTCGGCCCCTGGCTGCGGCGGATCGAGCAGGCGATCAGCAAGGACCTGCTCAAGCCGGCCGAGCGCGCCCGCTACTACCCAAAGTTCGCGGTCGAAGGCCTGCTGCGCGCCGACAGCGCTGGCCGGTCGGCTTTCTACGCCGCGATGGTGAATAACGGGATCCTGACCCGGGACGAGGTGCGGGAACTCGAAGACCGCGAACCGATGGGCGGCAACGCCGCCGTGCTGACAGTGCAGTCGGCAATGACCACGCTCGACGCCTTGGGCGAGCAGAACGACGCCAATCAAGCGAGGGCGGCCATCCGCGCCTTCCTTGGCTTCGACGACGACCTGAAGAAGGACTGATTTCATGAGCAAGAAGACGCTACCTGGTGCGCCGGAGGGTCGCCCCTGCGCCGGCATTACTAGCCAACTGCAACCGCGCGCTCTGGATCGCTGGCATTCCGGCGTGCGCGCCGCCTCCGAGCAGGATGCCGACCGGACGATCAGCATCTACGACGCCATCGGCTACGACTACTGGACGGGCGAGGGCGTGACTGCCAAGCGCATCGCTGGTGCTTTGCGCGGCATGGGTGCAGGCCCCGTGACGGTCAACGTGAATTCGCCAGGCGGTGACATGTTCGAAGGCTTGGCCATCTACAACCTCCTTCGCGAGCACGACGGCGAGGTGACGGTGAAGGTGCTGGGCCTCGCGGCATCCGCGGCTTCCATCATCGCCATGGCAGGCGACAAGGTGCAGATCGCCCGCTCCGGCTTCCTCATGATCCACAACAGCTGGGTGATGGCGGTAGGAAACCGTCATGACCTGGTTGAGGTTGCCGAGATGCTGAAATCCTTCGATGACGCGATGGCGAGCATCTACGCGGCGCGTACTGGGCAGGAAGTCAAGGCCATGGCAAAGCTCATGGACGCTGAGGCGTGGATCGGCGGACAAGCGGCCATCGATGACGGATTCGCGGACGATTTTCTGCCGTCCGACCAGGTGAAGAAGGCCGACGGCAAGGCCAACGCATCAGCCGTCCGCCGCATCGAGGCGGCCCTGCGTTCCAGCGGCATGCCCAAATCCGAGGCCATGCGCCTCATCAGCGAATTCAAGTCCAGCGCGGGCGATCCGGCTGGCGGCGGTGAGGGAGATCCCACCGAACGAATCGAGCTTCGTCCCGATTCCCTTAGCAGTGCTGCGGCATTGGCCGCATCCCTCACCACAATCAATTCCTGAGAGAAGACTACATGCCGCAAATCGAAAAGGACATCGAGTCCATCAACGCCAGCCTGAAGACGGTCGGCGATCAGATCAAGTCGCAGGCGGAAGCCTTTGCCAAGAACGCCAAACAGAACGAGGAAGTCGTCGCCAAGGTGGATGACATGCTCATGAAGCACGGCGAGCTGCAAAACAACCTGCAGGCCACCCAGCAAGCTCTGGCGAAGCTGGAGGCCAACGGCGCCGGCGGTGACGTGCAGCACGAGTCGTTCGGTGATCAGTTCGTCAACAGCGAAGACTTCAAGGCGTTCGCCGGCAAGACCACGCCGCGTGGTCGCGTCGACATGACCTTCAAGGCCGCGATCACCAGCCTGACGACCGACGCCGACGGCTCGGCCGGCGATCTGGTGCAAACGACGCGCCTGCCCGGCGTACTCGCTCTGCCTCAGCGTCGCATGACGGTCCGTGACCTCATCACCCCCGGGACGATGGACGGCAACGCACTGGAGTACGTGAAGGAGACTGGCTTCACAAACAACGCGGGCATGGTCGCGGAGGGAGCGAAGAAGCCGGAGTCGTCGATCAAATTCGACCTGGTCAGCACCACGGCGAAGGTCATCGCGCACTTCGTGAAGGCATCGCGCCAGATCCTGAGCGATGCGTCGCAGTTGGCCAGCATCGTCGATGGTCGCCTGCGCTACGGCCTGGCGTTCAAGGAAGAGCAGCAGCTGCTGAACGGCGACGGCACCGGCCAGAACTTGCTGGGGATCATCCCGCATGCATCGGCTTTCGTAGCTCCGTTCGATCCGGCCGGCACCGAAACCAACATCGACAACATCCGGCTGGCGATGCTCCAGGCCTTCCTGGCCGAGTATCCGGCAACCGGGCACGTCATGAACCCGGTCGACTGGGCGCGCATCGAACTGCTGAAGGACACCACGGGCCGCTACATCATCGGCAACCCGCAGGGCAGCATCGGCGCCACCCTGTGGAACCTTCCGGTGGTCGAGACGCAGGCCATCTCGGTCGACAAGTTCCTCACGGGCGCATTCAAGCTCGGCGCGCAGCTCTTCGACCGCTGGCAGGCCCGCGTCGAAGTCGCGACCGAGAACGAGGACGATTTCGTGAAGAACATGGTGACCATCCTCGCCGAGGAGCGTCTAGCGCTGGCAGTCTACCGCCCCGAGGCGTTCATCTACGGCGACTTCGGCAACCTGCCCTGATCGGCGGTCATCCCGCAATCGAGGAGCCCGGTTCGCCGGGCTATTTCTTTGGAAGGAGCACACCATGCGAATCAAGTTCAGGGCGCCGGATCCCCGCGCCGGCACGATCGCACAAATGGACAGCAGCCGCGGCCAACACTTCATCGACACCGGTGCCGCTGTGCTGGTGAAGGAAGATGGCACCGGCTCTCAGGCCGTTGCGCGGGCCGAAGTCGATAAGGCGATCGCGAGCCTGCCCGGTGAAAACACAGATCCGGACTATGTTGTGAACGCTATGCGGTCACACTTCAAGGCTCTGTTCACCGACGCCGACGAGGCGAAGGTCCGCGAGCTCGTGAAGTCGCCTCAGTCCGGGGGGCAGGAAGTCCCGCAAGGCGAGCCGACTACCGAGACGAAAGTAAAGAAGGCTGCTGAGCCGAAGAGCAAGGGGGCCTGAGATGACGATCCTCGCTCTCGACATGGCGAAAATGCACCTGCGCGTCACGTGGGCGACCGAGGATCAGCTGATCGGCCTGTATGTGGCGGCTGCTGAAGGCGCCGCCGCATCGTTCCTGAACCGGAATGTCTACGCCACGTCGGCCGACTTGACCGCCGCGGTCACAGCTGGCACGGCCGGTGATTACCCGATGGTGGGGAACATGGAAATCCAGGCTGCCGTGTTGCTGACGGTTGGCCACCTGTACATGAACCGCGAGGACACGGTGATTGGCGTATCCGTCGCGGAGCTGCCTCGCGGTGCGCGTGATCTGCTGCAGCCCTACCGAGTGGGGCTCGGGGTATGAGGGCCGGGCAGCGCAGTGAGCTGGTGGAGATCCAGCGGCCTGCCGCGGGCAAGGATGCCGCCGGCCAGGAGACGATCGGATGGGTCAAGGTCACCGACGTATGGGCAAGCATCATGCACCGCAGCGGTCTGGAGACGATCCGCGCCGACGCACAGACGTCCATCGTGCAGGCTAGCATC